TTTTCTACTAGCACCCCATAGCTTGAAGTTACTGCTGTTAGTGTATTATTCTGAATTGTAAAGTGTAAGTACTGCTGAGTAGTAAAGTCTTTAGATACTATATCAAAGGCTGCTAACTGTCCGAAATCTGCATTAGCATTAGAACTCATAGAAAGAGCTTTTATACTTCCTGATACACCTCCTATTACAGGCATAGTCCTATAGATGGATACCATCCCTGTAGTACTTACAGCATTAGTGGCTATTTGAGTGGCAACAATTAATTGTGCATTGGTAGGGTTAGGGAATGTACTCATCCTTATCCTGGTCCTAGGAGAAGCTGCACCTAATGTAACTACCCTAGCAATAAATGAACAGCGTAGCATTGAATAAACTATTGAGGTAGGTATGGCTACTGATATTACATTGATTTCATTAGTTGTATTTGTTACTGTTGTTACTCCTGTAATAGATTGTAGTACAGTCTTATTCTGCTTATCATTTAAAGCAGTCTGTAAATCAGTTTGGGTAGATAGCGTTCCTGTGATAGCTCCCCATACAGCACTAGCAGTAATAGCAATATCACCACTACCTAGCAAACTATTACTGTTAATAGTCTTTATGTTAGTGCCAGATACTAGAATAGGTTGATAAGTTAAAGCTGCTGTAGATGCAGTAAGATAAGGAGTTAATGCAGAACTATTAATATAACCCGCAGGATTAGCTGCATCATAAGGAGTAAATCCTAAAGCACTGGTAACCATTGATCCTGTTATACCTGAGATAAATGCATTAGGATTTGTAAGAGGATAATAAGTTAACGCTGCAGTTGCTACTGTTAAATAACCTGACAAAGCTGCATTTGTAATATAACCAGCGGGATTTAAACTTAATGGATAATAACTTAGATCATAAGTTGGTAAACCATTAGTCCATATTACAGAAGGATTAGGATAAGTACCAGATAAGTCTCCACCTGCTGGTCCAGTAGGAGATCCTCCACCACCTCCTGAAGTTTTAGGTTTCCCATCAGGTCCATATACTTCTATAAAGGACCCGTATACTGTGCCATCTTTTTCAGTTACTTGCATAATCTATACTATATATATAATAAGATGTACCTGGAATATTTGAATAAGCAGTTAATGTATCTCCTGCATTTAAAACATAAGCTAAAGTATCATTAACTGTATCACCTGCTGCTAAAGTTATTTCATATAGAACTATTGTAGAAGAAGTTAATGCACTATACTTTTCTAAAGTTAATACATATGCTAATGCATTATTAAAACTTAATGTAATAACTTTTGTTAAAGGAACTGCAGCTGAACCCGTAGCTAATACAGTACCTATTATGCTTAAGTCTCCTTGTAATGAAAATTCTGTCATATTATAATATACAAAAATTTTATCATAAAAAAAAGCCCTGCTATTAACTAGGGCTTCTTATTAACTTAAAAGGAAACTAACCAAAGAAACTTCTAAGTCAAATCCATAGTCCTATAAAAAAGGACATTATAATTATTATAAATATACAATAGTTTGCAATTGTATTTCCTAAATCATCAAATTCAAAATTTTTACTCATCTTATTAAAGATTGGTTTTGACATAGCATTAGCTATTAACCATAGTAATAATATAACTGCACAAAATGCTATAATAGTAATTGTTTTCATAGTGTATCTATTCTTCTTTGTAAATATACTAAAGCTTTTTCTAAGTCTTCTTTTTTATTAAAACTTTTTTTACCAGCTCGTGCTAAGTATTTTAAAACATTACCTAAATAAAAATCTTTATCTAACTTCCATGCTTCTAATACTGTAAAGACTTCATAAGTTGTATCTTTCCCACCATAGTATTCCGGACGAGAATTAAATGGAGGAATATTTTTTCTAAAGTCATGCACCTCTTCTGAAAGAGTATTATACTTTAAATCCTTTACATTAAGAGGATTATAAGTTTTTATTCTTTCTTTAATATCTTCTGGAGATAGTTCTTTAGAATTAATTGTACTAGATGAAAAGTAATCATCATGTGAGATATTTACCATATGATTGCTATATCCATTTCATTCAACATTAACTTGACACTTCCATCAATGTCAACTTTTTCTGCATGTTCTAATTGACCAACTGCAATATATACTACATCTCCTGCTACAACATCTTCTACTTTATCTCCTACAGCATAAATAGTAAGTCTATTCCATTGTTTCATTGCTTCATACATCATTGAATCATTATCTTTTTCAGATAACTTAATTGTTGATTCTTTCTTTACAGGTACTTCAATTAAGATTCTTCTTCCTCTTAATGTTTTAAATTGGCTCATACTTTTATTTTAGGGTTATTACTTTGTTTATAGACATTTGAGCATTAACTATTTGTCCTAGAGCATGCTCAAATAAAATACTTCTAATAGGATTTCCTCCAGCTAATATGTATTCTTCTCTTAATAAATTAGTTACTTCTGCCATAAGTTTCTTAACTTTATAGTCTGATGTATCTTCTGATAAATCAAAATCTATTTCCATTAGAGTTTCTCCAAAAGATACTATTTTAGTTTCTTTAAATGCTACTTGTTCTTCCATGATTATACATTTGGTTTATGCAAATATATAATTATTTTCCTTGACCTCTATATATTTTTTTATATTTTTTTGAAGACTTTAATTGAGAGCTTCCAGACTTAGCATGTATCCCTGGTCTAGATATTTTTTTTGTTACCTTAGTAGTTAAACTACTATCTTTAATTTTTGCCATGATTATAATGTATTAACAGTTCCATTTTCTTAATGCAAGAGTCTTTCTTGAAGGTTCTCCGTTTGGTTTTTTAGCAGGGCCTGGCATACCAGACATTCTAGCGCAAAAACTCTTTCTTCTCTTAGCATCTTTACTTCCTGCTTTTAATTTAGAAGGTTTAGTAGTTACTGCTGTCTGAAGTTTACTACCAGGATTAGCTGCTCTATAAGATGCTACACCTTTAGCGTTTAATCCACCTTTAGGATCTTTACCTTCTTTTCTGGTCCAAGCTGCTGTCTTTGCCATAACTTTTTATTTTATAAACCTGCTAAAAATTGTGTAGTTAAATCTACCCATCCTCCAACACTATTATATTTTTTGAATGATATAACATTAATATAAGCATTATATCCATCATCTGTATTAATAAATGTTCCTGAACAATAAAATACATCAATTCCTATTCCAACATTAGCACCAATTATTCCTGATGCACCTGTTAAAAAAGTATCTGAAGCTAATCTTATTTTTTCAGTAGCATAAACCATTTGAGCACCATAAGTTGGTATAGCTGCAAGAGCTGCCTTAAATGGAAACAGTATAGCACATAGTGTATAATTTTGATAATCATTTGGAAAACTAGCAATAACTGGAGCAATAGCATTTGCTGCTACCCATGTAATTGCTGTAGCAACTGCACCACAAGTATTATCTGTTAAAGATTGAGCTTGAGTCTTACCTCTTCTCCAAACTCTACCTACATTTCCTACTTGAGAGATTCCGATGTGGGGCATATTAATAAAAAATAAAGCACCATTTGTTGTATTTGTAATATGTGATCCCCAAGCTTGAATACCTAATATTCCTGTGTGAGGATATCCAGATAAACCTCCTGACATAAAAGGACCTAAAAAATCATTTTGTGATGCCGGAGTTTGACCAATATTTCTTATATCAGAGTAAACAGGACCATCAATATCATCTGAACAAATTGATTCAGATAATACTACATTGTCAGGAGTATAACCTTTAGCTTGTATAAAAGCTTTTGCATAGTCTCCAAATCTTTGTGAATTTACACAAGAAGGATATGTTATTTTAACAGTATTATCATATGATACTGGATTAACAACATTTCTTTCTATACCCTGAACAATAGGAAACCAATCTCCTGATACAGGTTTAATATTAGAAAGAATTAAAGCACCAGGTACAACAGTATTTGTTTTTGGATTTTTTAATCCATAAGGTCTTAGAGCAGCCATAATATTATTTTTTTACGCAGTTATTATATGTTTTACTATACATTGTTTTACTT